CCCCTTGCCAACGGAGAGCCGTCCACACATGGGCGCCACCCGCCCTTCCACGGTGGCGCCCATTCCCTCACCCGCTGATAATTACCTCCCGCCCCTCCATCGCCTTGGCCTGACCGCCGATGGTATAGCGCACACCAACCTCCTCGATGTCGAACCCGGCAAAGATCCGGCGTACCTCGGACCGGTCGTTGAGCGACAGGATAAACCGCCCGCTGATCCCGCGCAGCACATCGGCCATCTGCTCGAATTCCTCGCGCCCGAACATGCCCTTGCCATAGTCGCCTTCGCAGCCATGATAGGGCGGATCGAGATAGAACAGCGTCCCCGCCCGGTCATAGCGCGCGACAAAATCCGCCCAGGGCAAGCGCTCGATCACCACACTCGACAGGCGCTCATGCACTGCCTCGACCATCGGCCCCAGCTTTGACACATCGAATCGCGCAGGGCTGGCGGGCGAGATCCCGAAACGCCTGCCCGCCACTTTCCCGCCAAAGGCACAGCGCTGGAGATACAAAAACCGCGCCGACCGCTCCAGATCGGTCAGGCTTTCGGGCGGCAAGGCGGCCAGCTTCTCAAACCCCGCGCGACTCGTCACCTGCCAGCGCAGCATGTCCATAAACGGCTGATAATGCCGCTGCACCACGCGAAAGAAGGTGGAAACGTCTTCGCTCCAATCATTGATGACCTCGGCATTGGGGCGCCGGTCGCGCCGGAAAAACNCCCCGCCCATGCCGACAAACACCTCGGCATAGGTGGTATGCGGCACGGCATTGATCCGCTCGACCAGGCGGCGCGACAGATTGCGCTTGCCCCCGATATAGGGCGCCAGCGGGCGCACCGGCGCCACCTTTTCCGCCACCATTGCATCCATGTTGAAAGAAACCGGATTCGACTCTTGCATGCTCAAACTCTCATAGGCCCGCCGCCAGCGTTGGCACGGCGGGATGGACCCAGGACGGGCCCGATTGGGACATGACGAAAGCAACTCGTCGGATTGGGGCGCGCCAACGCCCCATCCCCCGCCGCATTCACCGGCGGGATGGATTTCAGGAGCGCCGCGCGCTGCTTGCACCACCGGCAGGCACAATGGTTCCGTCCTGCCGGATCAACCGCCCATCGGCGCAGGTCCAATCGCGGAAGGAAAGCAGCGCCACCCCGAACCAGTCATTCATGCGCAGCATCCGGCGGATGATCGGCACGATCTCGGTCAGGTAAAATGTGTCGATCGCCTCGCTCACCTTGCCAAAGCCACCGCTGTTCTGCGGGATGATCCCGATCAGCGGCGGCGGCATCCGATGCGCGGCCAGCATATCGTCCCGGCTGATGTTCTTGACCGCCGTGAACTCGTCATGCGCGGTGATGTTGCCGATCGGCAGGATCTGGACGCCGTCCTTCTTCCCGCCGGGCGAGTAGATCAGCATGTTCTTGAAATTGCCCGCGCCCTTGGACTGGCGGATCTTGTCGGTGATCGTGTCGACCATCTCCTGATCGGCCAGCGGATCGTTGATGTAGAGAATGAAACCCGCATGGTTGCCGTTGAGGTAATAGCGGCGGCGGAACAGCGTGGCGTTCTCCGAGAGCAGCGCCGATTGCAGTGCCGACAGCCATTCGGGCAGGCCATAGATCTCCTGCGCCACATCAGGCTGCATCAGATGGAACACGCGGCCGGGCGCAAACTGATGCTCCTGCCCCAGCGCGCCATTGACGAACCAATAGGTGTCCGCCGCCACGCCCGCGCGCGTATGCACCGCCGGGCTATGCTTGGCCGCCGCGATCCGGCCCGACAGGTTGGGTACGTTCTCCAGATAGCCATTGCCCATCTGGACAAAATCCAGGGCGAACCGCTCGAAATCATCGGCACCGAGCCAGCGCGATGCCACCATCTGCGAGACCAGCAAATTGACGCGCAAAGCCACCGCGCTGCGATGATAGGGCGTGGCGTTGAACACCTGCGCCAGCTTGCCCATCGGCAGCGGTGGTTCATACCAGCGCCCATTGTGCCAGACCTCGAAATAGGCCGACAGTTCGCGCCGGTCGAGCACGCTCTCGGCATCGCCAAAGGTGAACACATCGCCGCGTAGGGGCGCAGCTTTTGCGGGCGCACCGGCCTCCTGCTCGATCAGGGCCACTTCGGTGGAAGGCGCATCGGTCATCAATCGGCTCCTCAATCGTCGGCTTATTAATCATCTGACGTCGCCACTCGGCCTCGGCTCGCTCCACTGGCGGCCCCGGCATCGAGCGGTTCATTGGAAAGGGCGTTGAGCAAAGCCNAAGCAAGGTCGGCATGGCCGATCTCGCCATTGCGGCGGGCGACATAGGTGACGCCCCGCCCGCTGCCGGTCAGCGCGGGCCGGATCGCCATCAAGGCCGCCATCAGGTCGGTCCACTGCTCATCGAACTCGATGCGGCCGGAATTGAAGACGTTCTGGGCTTTCACCACCAAGGCCGTCTTGCTGGCCACTGAATATTCGATCCGCCGCGCGCGCGGGAACCAGCCGACCACCAGTTCATAGACCGCCTGCCCCGCGCCGGTGGTATCGATGGCGATATCGGTGACGTTGTACCGGGCCGCGATATCCCTGATGAAATCGGCCTGCCCCTGAAAATCGCGCCCGTTGAGCCGGTATTTGGCCAGCACCCGGAACTTGCCCTTGCCGGGCTGCTCAGGCGGCGCCAGCACCACTAGCGCGGCATCATCGCGCCCCTGCTTATTGGGATCGTNCCCCAGCCACACCGGCTTATCGCCAAAGGGCCGCCCACCCGCCACCTCGGCCAGCGCAGGCCGGAAATCGCGCCAGCGATAGAAGGCATCGACCCGCGCGGGCGCAATCCGGCTGAAGGGAAAGCTGCTCTCGCTGTCATCGACGAACTGGCAATTGTAGAGGTTTTCAAATTCCTCTNCGCTGCATTCGCCGCGCAGTTCCTCCTTGTCGATGCGCCCGCCAGCGCCGCCCGCAATGGCGTCGTCGAGCGTGACCATCTGGCACCAAGAACCATCGGGCATGATCGCCCCGGCGCGCAGGTTCTTGTGGCTGATGTCAAAGGGCCGCTGATCGCCCTTCTTGCGCCCCCGGTTCCATTCCTCGCCGCTCCAAAAGGCATAGGCTTCATGGGTTTTGGTCGATGGCGTCGAGAAATAGGTGCGCTTGTAGATGGTGAGCGTTGCCATCGCGGCGGCCACCTTGCGCAAGCGCGCAAAGCCGTGGACCCAGAAGAATTCGTCGAAATAGAAGTCGCCGCTTTCCCCCTGCGCGGTGTTGCTGTTGGTCGAGAGCGGATAGAGCCCCACCCCATCCAGCCGGATCTCGGCCTTGCCCGCCTCCTCATCGGCGGGATGGAGCCCCGAGAAATCCAGCATCAGCGGATTGCCCTTGAGATCGACGCCGGTGACGCGCTTTACCCATCCGGTGATCTCGCGGATGAACTTCTTCGCCTGCCGCTCGCTGGCCGAGAGGAAGATCTGGTTGCGCGGCTGCTCGCCATGGAGAACCGCCTCGCCGATCTTGGCCATGGCCTCGCGCGCGAAATAGGCGGTGGCGCCGATCTGGCGGCTCTTGAGGATCTTGCGGGNGCGCTGTTCGCGCTGCTCCCACCAGCCCTCCTGATAGTCATCGCACCATTCGTGGAAGTCGGTGAGCAGCGCTTCCCAATGCTCAAGGCTAAGGAAATTCTTGCGCTTGTCCGCCCGCTTGGCCTTGGCCTTGTCATCGTTGCGGCGGCCCACTGCCTCGTTGAGGTCGCCTTCCTTGCCGCTCTCATTGTATTTGCGGATGCGCGCGGCGGTCTGCATCTGGCGCATCAGAAAATCGACGCGCTTCATATCGCCTTCGGTGAAAGGCTCCTTGCAAAGGTAGGTCGCCAGCTTGGCCTCAAGGTGATCCTCGACCCCCTCGAGCGGGCTGTCGGCATCCCAATCGCCCCGCCGCTTCCAGCTGGCCACCGTGTTGTAATTCTCGCCCAGTTCGCGCGCGATATCGGCCAGATCCCAGCCGCGATGGAACAGCGACTTGGCCTCGCGGCTCTTGGCGCGCGTCACCTGTCGGCTCTGGGTCGGGGCTGCGTCATCATCGGGGGCGGGTTTTGGGGTCATGATCCTGCCATGCCCTGATCGGGGGGGGCCGCGCGCCGGGGTGCCGGTGTAACCCGCCGGGTTACTGTGCCCGCGCGTTGCAGGAAGGCCGGTTGCCGTGGATTTCAGGGGTCAATGCTGATCCGCCCCGCCAAATCCCCGGAGTAACCCGATGAAGACCAAGCCCTTCCTGCTCGCCACCGCCGGTTCGACGGTCGATGGCCGCGAGATTTCTGAAACTGACATCGAACAGATGGCCTCGAGCTATGATCCCAAGACCTATGGCGCGCGGGTCAATATCGAACATATCCGGGGCATCAGCGGGCAATCGCCCTTCTTCGCCTATGGCGATGTGGATTCGGTCACGGTCGGCGAGACCGAGGTCAATTTCAACGGCAAGATCGAGAAGCGCAAGGCGCTGTTCGGCGTGCTGGACGTAACCGACAATGCCAAAGCGCTCAACGAGGCCAGCCAGAAGGTTTACCCCTCGATCGAGATCCTGCCCAATTTCGGCGGCAAGGGCTTCTCCTATCTGGGC